CATAAGCATAAGTGTTTATTCCAATGTTTGATTTATCTAATAAAGGCTTGTCTATTCCAGAACAACCATAAAATTGATTAAGTGACTTTGCGGTATAAGTTACTACTCCAACACTGTTATCGTTAAAAGTAACATAAAGTTCTCCAGTGTTTCCAAATCCAACCGTAGAGTCTACATCTAAAGTTGTCGCTGCAATTGATACTTGCCCGATTAACTTTGTCTTTGGATGAACTGAGAATAAACCATAAACAGCACCATCAACTCTTAAATCTCTGTTATATCCAGAATCAATGCTTATTGTGTAAAAAGTTTGCCCCAGTCCAGAAACACTTTTTACAACACCACCTATTGATGCATATGCTTTTGTAAATAAATTATTGTATTCATCTTGCCTTAATACAGAATTTTCAAGTTGTAGTGGATCACCATCTATGGCCTCTACTACTAAATTCTTTACAACTTGATAATTTGCATATGAGGGAGTAAAAAGATAGTCACTAGGTCTGGTGACCTTTACGTCCTCATTGTATAGTGCTTTGAATAAAATTTCAAAAGATCTGTCAGTTCCTCTAGTTGAATAAAAATCTTTAGATTGTTTTATGAAAAGATTTTGATCTAGATTGTTTGCTAAGTTTCTATTATCTAATCCAGGTAAAAATTGTCTTTTTAATTTAACCAGAAATTCTTTTAAGAATAAAATACTTAAATTTTGAATCTCATCACCTTTTGTAACTAATGCATTAGTTACATCATACTTACTGCCTTGATGCTCTTCAGCACTTGAAGATGAGAATGTTAATTCTTCTGGTGTATTGTTACTGATATAAGTGGTTATGCCACTAAATCCTCTAATGCATCCGGTGAAACTATCATCAGTGACGCCAGTATATGTGATAATTTCATTATTAATCTTCAGAAGTCCGTATGAATTTGGAAATCCTTTAGTTCCACTTGGAGACTGTTGTAAATCAACATTAATTGTTGTATCTTCAAATGTTAAATCGTTTGATAATATTACGCTTTCTGATAAATTCGTTGTTTCATTTAATTTGATATATTGATCGATGTTCTGAATAAGGTCAGTTGGAGCACCTTGAAATTCCTGAGCGACATAATATTGCTTCAAAAATTCTGATATTAGAGGAAACTCTTCTCTAACATAAGAAGGAAGCTGATTCTGTACTATGTTGCTGAACTGAATTCTCTTTTCTGCCATTTTATTATCTTATTCCTAATTAGTATGATGATCCAGATGAAGTTGATGATGAGGAGGTTCCAGACGCAACGGATGGAACCGATGCTACTGAAGTTCCTGTTGTAGTAGTTACAGTGGTTGTGGGAGCAGATGCTTCAACTAATCCCCCAATGTTGCTGGTAGGACGAACAAGAAGACCATTTGCATAACTTGAAGATGAAATATATGTGGATGCTGATGGATCCAAACCAGATGCAATGTTGTCTACAACCATATCAAAAATACTATTACTAATATCTAGTTGCAAATATAAGTCCTGTAATCCGACAACATCATTAGAGTGTGGAGAAACAGAAATCTCTATGATTGTCTGGCCATCCTTTACCTTTCCTGCTTGAATATTAATAGGATTAAGAGTTATGATTCCTTTCTTATAATCAATTCTTCCAATATTTCTTCTTACGATAGTTGGACTTGTAGAATTTGGTGAAGGAACTGTAAAAAGGAAAAGAGATCCAGTGACTCTGTTTGTGTCTGGTAAATCAGATATGTAAACGTTTTGTTGAATTCCTGCAATTCTAAAAGCACTTGACTTAATATTATAACCACTCATACTCTTGATATGAAATTCATTTCCAAATCCAATTTGGTATTCTGAAAATGAGTTTAATACTACTCTTATATCTCTTCTCATCTGAATCGTAGTAATATTTGAAGTCACAGACTCATGGCTGTCATCAATAATTTTTAGAAACTTACTATACTTAAATCTAGCGCCATACTTATTCAGTTCAGAAGATTCTGAATATTGAGATGCATTATTCTGAACGACTGTTGAGACATACTCCGAAGATGGAGCTAAATTAGTGTTATAATAAACTTTTGAGTTAACTTCGAGATAAAGATACTTCAAATCAAGAATTTCTGGAACAATTCCAGCAACTGCATATTTTTTGAGTTTTAGTTTAATATTTTCCTTAATCAAGTTTGGTAAGAAATCACCAAATCTTGGTTTAATGCTTATAAACACTTTTCCATATTGTGGAGGAATGAGTTCTTCCCCACCAAAAACAGAAATTGACTCTGTTTCTGGATAAATTCTTGCTGGTATTAGAGTTTCATAGTCATCCGCAGTTAAAACTCTATTTTGAGATGCATAAATTCGAGGTGCAAACTTTTTAATCGAATCAACAGACTCAATTTGCTCTCCACCAGATGCAATTAAACCAGTTGTTAGCAGTGAGATACCAGAAGTAACAGTATATTCTACAGAATTTCTAGTATAGGTGAGTCTACCTGCAAATGTGAATTGGCTAACACCATTTGCACTATCGCCATTAGTTACGATGTAATTTGAAGTAATATAATTTCCTTCTTCTAGTGCTTTTCCAAATATTCCATCACCAAATAGTAACTCATATCGTTCATCTTCAATTTCTTGAAGATAATAAACGTTTGAATCTGATTTCACAGTAAATAAACTGTCTTGTAGCACATAGTTAATTTGAGACGTTGAAGTTTCATTTGCTTTTACACTCACAGTGATCAAACTAGTATCAACACCTGCGTTTGGGAGTATAAATTTCTGATTTGGATTTCTTGCACTATAAGTAAAGTTTGATGTTAACAAACTTCCCTCATAAATTTTGATATCGTTGAAAGATGCAATACCATCAATAATAGGAACGGTGATATCTTCACAGATTGAGAAGACAAAAGACTGATTTCCAAAAGCCCCAGATGTTGTTGCGACTGGACCTTTCTTAAGAGTGATTGCAGATGGTGTCGGCGTGATATTTGTTGTGTCAACAAAGAAACTAACCGATGCTCTTGCTGCTTTTTTTGATTTTGGAACATAACCAATGTTTCTTGCAAGTGCAACAACATTCTCTCTGAGTGTTGCACTATCAATAAACACTTCATTTGCAACCATATTTGCATTATATGAAGTGATATAGGTGTTGTATGCCAAAACATCAAGAATTGTGGAGAGGTTAGACCCCTCAAAGTCATAGTCAGTGAAATTAGAGTTAGATTTTAAATAATCTCTAAGTGTTGTTTTAATCTGGTCGAAATCCAGATTAGCGAAATTGACTAGTGGCATTTTTACCTAGTTGGTTGCAAAACGAATTGTAATTGTTGTGCTGGAACGTCTGCCCCAATGATTTCATAGATGATAATCAAATCAAAAGAGTTGTTATCATAGTCAGGATAAGCCTGAACATCAAGTAAATTTACTCTTGGTTCAAAATTTCGAATTGATTGTCTGATTTCATCGACGATTACAGAAGCTGTAATGTCATCAACGTTCTCAAAAAGGGATCTACTGATGTTTGAACCAAAAGTTTCATTAAAAAACTTCTCTCCAGGAACAGTAAAGACAATGTTTCTGATTGAACGTGCGATTGCACTCTCATTTTTGAGTGCAATCAAATCACTGTTCAGAGGGTTAATCTGAAAAGTCATACTAATGTCTTTAAAACCTTGACTAACCCTTTCTAGAGGCATCGAATACTATAATTCTACCTTATTTATTAAGGATTTCTGACCTCATAGATGGGTTCAGTGCCATAATCCCAATCATCATAGTCTTCATCATTGCGAATTTTTTCGTGAATTTCGTTTTGATGGTAAAAATCGTGTTTTTTAGGAGTCAATTCATCATTTGCAATCTCACGAAGCATTTTTGGCTTCTGAATTTTAGTCTCCCAACCATATTCACTTGCCAAATAAGCAGTTCCCCACTCATTTTTCATAAAATTTTCATCTTTATCGACTTTTTTGGTCATTTTGCTCTCCTGATTCGTTAAAATCAGAACTTTTTACGGGGTTGCTATCCCGTTCTTGTGCTGTTTTCCAAAAATATTCGTCTTCGTGACCCATTCCAAGGCGTTCATGACCATTTTCAACCTGATAGTAACGTGTAGAGACTTTAAAATCAGGTGTTTTTGGTTCTTTTGGAGTCAAACTGTTGTCATAGATGCGTATTCTATTGTTAGGATATAATGCAAACTGCCCGTTCTGAAGCTCAATCAGGTTATGTGACTTGTGTTCTGCTGGATTTTCACTTGTCGCATAATCAATCACATCAGGATCTTGATGATAATTGTCTAAAGTGCAAATATACGTGCCTTTTTGAGCTCCAAAGTCGCGTGTATAGCACTCATAATCCATTGATCCAATAAATTGTTTTTGAACTGCAACGACTCCATAATCCATACAATTCCAGAATTGCAGGTTAGGTAGGTCTAGGTCAGGAGCAGGTGTCTCAGGACGTGCTACAAAGGCACTGATAGGCAGCTTATCGTACATTGCAGCATACTCTGGTAAGTATGTCTCAAAATAAAAAGCGCGTCCAGGCATCGACTTAGCCGATACCCAAACGCCCTTAACAAACTCTCCCCATCCACTTTGATGATCCGTTAGGTATTCTTTACGAACCCAAACTTCTTGTGAAGGAAGATTAGCAATTAAACAAGCCATATAATGGTTTTCTTTTTACTATTTAACCTTTACCTTGTCCTCTATATTTTTTCTTACGTCCATTACGAGAGGTTGGGCTTAGAAGCGTTCGAGGAGAACGCCCCTGACGTGTCTTTTTAGGTGCTCCAGGTTCAAATAAGACTTTGTTTGATCCACCTTTAGCCATAGATAATCTCCGAGTAAATTAACGAGTTTCTTTCATCAAATAATACGAGTCTTTTCGTGCCCCACACGAATACGAGGATCGCACCAAATCTCAAAACCTGCCTCTTTAGCATCCAAGCAGAATGAAACATCCTCACCACACATATCCTGAACGTTGCCAGACTCAAAGACTTGCATCTTTGGAGCAAACCAAGGATATTCCAGATTTTCAAAAACACCTTTCTTAATCAGAACCCAACCAAAACCAGTGTAGTCCACTGTGAAAGGCTTTCTACGCTTGGAGATAGAATCAACGGTTTCGTGATTCATTACTCCACCATTCTTGCGGAAGTCATCTTCTTCCAACCAGTGTGCGACAGAAGTTGTGTGACCGTCTTCAGTTGCATACCATCCTGCAGTAATCTCCTTCTCTTCTCCATCTTCTGAAAGAGCAAGATCACAAAGCTGCCAGAACTTGTTTGTGTCAAAGACAATATCCGAGTCAATCCAGAGTTGATAATCGTACTCTAGTTTACCATCCCAAGGAATTTGCTTTGGACCACGAAGAACATTTGCACCCAGACACTTACAACGTGCAAAGTTTACCATCGATGAATAGTCTTGAGAAATCTGAATACTCATCTGATTCTGTACCATATCAAAGCACAGTTGTACGAAGTTCTTCAGAAAAATAAAAGAACATCCGCGACCAGGAAGACAGAATACAATACTCTTCCCACGCATTCTTTGTTTAATTGCATCAATATCCCACTCTGCCTCCTTCGGTTTTGGAGCAGTTGCTTTTACAGTAAATCCTTTTGCCATAAAGTTAAATCAACCTTCAAGTTCAATTTTAACAGTCTATATATGCTTTTGTCAATGAGACGAGTTCAGAATTGTCTCTTTGTTTGAGGTAAGTTCTATGAAACTTAAATCGTTTTCTGTATATTCCGTTTTCATTAGCCCTACCAATTTATTGATGGTTCCCCAAGTTACAGTGAACTCATCCTCCTTCAAAGAGTGAAATAAACACTTATCCTTTGCGTATATGTGATAAACCTTTTCCATACTTTGATATATCTCTGAGGGCGCCAACTGTATATAGTTACTTCTTCCCACCCTTCTTCAGAGTTCTCTTATCAGGGCGCGATACACCACCTTTATGAATCCATTTGACTCCCATTTTTTATCTCCGGAAAATTTTTTATCGAAATGTATTTAGAGGTCGCTTATACCTCCGGAAAATTTTTATGAACGTGATATTTCGTTCGCGTTTTGTCACCTCT